TTCTCCTTCATATCCTTTTAAAGCTTGTACAGCAGCTTTTACGCCGCTGTACGTTATACCATTTACCTCCAATGAACCTTTATATCCTTCTAATAGATTAAGCATTCAATTCTCTCCTTCCCATTGCGTGTTTACCTTCTGTAAAACCACTTTCATAGGCAATATGGTCGAATGAGTCTTTGATAAGTCTGCTTGCGTTTCTTGACTTGGCTCCTTTGATAAAATCGCTATACTCTTCTTCTACTTCCTTAGGAGTTATTATCATAAGCGCTTTGCATTGTTCTTCGAGCTTTGATTTGATACCTGCCATAAAGCCTAACACATAGCTGTTATATACACCGGAGCGTTCTCCTGTTTCTCTCCATCTTTTATGTCCCTCTCTCTCCGCCAGTTTATGACCAAGTTTGAATAAGAATCTAAATACTTCTTTAGCCGCTTCTGCATCTGCACTATATCCATAAAAGGCGATGCTTCTTTTACCATAACTGAAACTCTTGCATCTGAAGTTATCTGCTATGATTGTAGCTAATTGGAATTTCCAAGCTTTACCGGCCCCAACTTCCTCAACAGCGATTTCAATCTTATCCTCTTGAGCCATTTCGCCTTCAACATCTATTGCAGTGATTCCGTGTTTTGCCATCAATCTTTGAGCTGTTAATGCCGCTGATTCCGCCTCTGCTGCACTTGGGTTATTTAGTGATAAAGCTAAGCACTTTCTGATTTTGTCAATAATCTTTTCATCCATTGTTATTTCCTCCTTGAGTTTTATGAGTTTTGAGTGTGATTTCTCATCTCTTGATAATATTATATAACATATTGATTGATAAGTCAAGACAAATGTTACAACAAAGTAAAAAAAAGAAGGGCTTTTCGCCCCTCAATTTATTAGGTTTAGCATTTATCTTACCTCCATGATATCTACCCTTGTGATTGAGTATCCTCTTTTATCAGCTTCGACCACTGCGTCCCAATAACTTTCTGCTGTTATCTCATCTACTTTTTTACCTCTGTAAATCACTGCGTACTTTTTCATCTTTATTCCTCCTTGAGTTTTTATAGTTTTTAAAGTGTTTTTAACTTCCTTCCTTAATAATATTATATAACATATTGATAGAAATGTCAAGTCTTTTTGGTAAAAAAAGTAAAAAAAAGAAGGGCTTTTTGCCCTTCAATTTATTTTACTATTTATCTTATTTGTTATTTCCTCTAATAGATATTGATTATCTTCTAAATATTCAATGACGTTTGGTTTCCCTTGGAGTTTAATAACCTCTCCTTCATCATCTGCTATTATTTCCCCGGTATCAATATCTACAAAATTAAACCAACTTCCTGCCTGCTGGATAATGCCATATTTCAATGCTACCTCTACCGTATCGGCTATAATATCAATTCCGCTATCATATTTTAATGTATAGAATCCAACTCGTCTATCTGGTTTACAAACTTTGGTTTTCACTATATTTATCATTACCAAGTTACCTGCAGGTGATTCAGCACTTCTTCTTAACTCATTCCCTCTTTCATCTATATATGCTCCCTTTTGAAACATTAGCCTTACACTGCAATTATGCTTCCAGCCTTTGCCTCCAGTTGTAATCATTCCACCATAAGGGCTGTTTATATCTTCTCGCATCTGATTTATTCCAATTAAGGTACAATTATATTTAGTACATAATAATTCTGCTTTCTTAGAGAATAATGTTAAAGCTGCTGCTATTCCGCCATAAGTCTTTTCTTCCATACTCTTTTCATAAGCTTGAGCGGATAGCATTACTCCTAAACTGTCTATAACTACTAATCCTACCTCATCTGTATCTATCATTTGTAAAAGCATTTCAAATATCTGTTCTGCCGTTTGACTTTGAGGTTTTAATAGTATTAATTTATCAATATCTACTCCAAGCTTTTGCGCCCATTCTTCATCTAATGTATTTTCACAGTCGGCATATACGATTTGTTTTGGGCCTCTTGCCTTTATATAGTCCAGCCTTGATTGCTGTTCCTTCTTTTTCTTATCAATAGCCTCAAGTTCTGTTATTTCATTCTCCCATTCTTCTTGAAATAACTTTTGAGCATTTGCCACTATATCAAGAGCTGTTGTTGTCTTACCACCATTTTCTTCTCCAGCAAATTCAACGATTCTACCTCTTGGTATTCCACCATATAGCATATAGTTAGCTCTTGGACTACTGAATGGTATTTTCTGTGTTTTTATCCTTGGTATACCTCTTGCCGCAATTTCTTCCTTGTATTGTTTATTGAAATCCTTAATTAATATATCCAATTTGCTCATATTAATCTACCTCACATGTCAAATATTTTCTACTTGCTAAATAATCGCAGGTATGAACAAATTTTTCATCTTCCTCCTGTGGTTTCGGTAGTATCTCTTTACCTAATCGATAATCTAAATTCCATTGACCCATATGACTTCTTATAAGTCTTTGAATATTAGTTACTTGTTCTCTTAATTCATCCAAATCCCCACAATCTACCTCAAATTCAAAGTCTTCAAACTTCTGTTCAATAAAGTCTGCAGCATATAGTGGGTGCTCTGTTACCGTATAATTTGAACCATTATTTCCCTTTTTAATACTATCATGAAGTATTAATGCTGCTATAATTTCATCTTTTGGTAAATGCTTATTCTGTTCTAAACTTAATAAATCTTTAGCTATCTTAACAGCTGCTTTGGTATGCTTAATTAACCCTCCTTCACCTAAAGTATAAGCGGGGTGAAATTTTCCGGTTGTACTTGCAGGCATTTCAAAGAAATAATCCGGAGCCTCTTCTACACAATACTCTACAAATTCTTTTAATAATGCATCCTTGATAAAATCAATTTCATTTCTTAGTATTGCAACCTTATCCATTTTATCCATTATTGACCCCCTATTCTTCCCGAATCTACTCTTGCTACCTCATACTCTACCATACGTCTTGATATTACCTTCTTAACACTTTGTAGTGTTTCATTAGCTGCTTCCATTCGGAGTTTAATTTTATTATAAGCTCTTTGATAAGCTATATGGGCTATATATTCATTTTGAGTAGCTAACTCCGCAGCAGCCGTTTTATCTGCTATGGTTCCGGTAGACTTATTATAAATCTCATTATATAGCTCTTGCTTAACCGCTTTTGCAACATCTTCTTTTACTCCAAGGGCTTCTTGCGCCTCCCCTGTAAAATATAATAAAACTGGGATATTTAAAGTGAAATCATCTAACTCTCTATCGGTTGGAGGATTGGCTGTATCATTTAGGATATTACGAATAAATTCCATATATTCATCCAATGGTTTACAGTAATTGGAAACTAAACGGTTTACAATGGAATCCACTATATCACTATTGGTATCAATTCTCTTTTGTAATTGCCTTATTTTTCCAACTTCTATTTCGCCACTTAATGCTATTTCATTACCCTTTGCCATTAGCCATCTCCTCCCTCCAATATTCTGTAGCCCATTTCTTAACATTTCTAATAAAGGTATCTGCGTCATAGTCATAGAAGATTCTTTTCTTTCTTCCAGGGACTACAAAATGTTTTACTTTTGCTTCCTTAATATCTTTTACATTTAATGATTTAGCCCCTTCATCCCGAATTCTCTTTAGTTCTTGGATTGGAACAAATGCTGTAATATCATGCTCTATAAACCAAACAATTACTCCTGCTATTACTCCGGGGATTTTCGCTTTCTCCACCATTCCATCCCATTGATCTTTTGTGATTCCTGCATTAAAATTTAGGGTATTACCGGAGAATGCCTTACATTCAAAGTAATATTGAAATGGGTATCTATATACGCCAAAGTCGCATATATTTCTTACTCCAGCATAACCCGCCATCGGGTCGGGAAAGCGGTCAAGAGAAATATCAGAATGTTTTAGAAAGGCTTTTTTTATTTCCTCTTCAAAATCTTTTCCTCTACTTACTCCCACTACTTTCCCGCCTTTCTGCAGGATGTTTTATAATTACAATATTGACAAGTCTTCTTTGAAACATTTTCCGGCTTCGGTGGGGGTATTAATCTCTTAACATATCTATCACATTCCTCAATTTTTGAAATAATATAATCATATTTCATATCATCCGTTACTTCCAAGACAAATGCTTTCTTATCACAATTATCCCTATTTTCATATAGAAACATTACTTGGTTAATTCCAAAGCAGGTTGCATAAGCTGTTCCTTGAGGTATATGCTCTTCCGCTACCCCTTCTCGGGATTGCCATTTATAAATAGTTTCAGTCTTAATTTCAAGGATATAGTATTGTCCTTTATATTTGATAATACCATCACATAGGAAGCTCATATTTAAGTCCTTATGATATAGCTTAGTTTCAAATCCTTGTTTCTTAACTATTTCTAAATAATCAAGACCTCTCATTTTTACAAACTTTGCAACATCTATATATTCGCAATCCATTCCAAAGTCTTTCATCTTGGTTATGGCACTTTGAATATGTTCATGTCGAGCGCTTCCTGATTGACAAATACCTACCAAACAAGCATTGCTTCTTTCATCATCTACTTCTGTTCCAGTCACTTGAAAGTACATATTTCTAATACAAGCCATTGAGGATGGTTTATAGCTTTTAGAAGGTTTACGTGCTTCAAGTGAATCTTGCTTTTCAATAGATGCCTTAAGGTCGGCCACAAATTGCTGATTTACTGGCATTTGTGTTGTAGCCGCCTTAATTAATCTATGGATATTTTTAAGACTCTGTCTCGCCATTGCCCATCACCCTATCATCCTCTAATAGAGCTACTATCTGTGTTATTTTTCCTGATGTCATCTTAATTGCTTTTTCATGCCCATACCATAATTCAACAACTTCTTCTGTTTGAGCTGAGATTTGAGATTTCAATAATTCAATATCAACACAGCATGTAAATGGTTGGAAATTCTCGCTTCCTTGGTATTTAATAAGCTCTGTACCATTACTTCTCTTACTACTAAATATAACTCCATCTTTTGTAAATGTTAGATACACAGCATTCTTATCATAAGTTGCTACGAATAATGCAAGTCTATCTAATAGATTTAGAACCGCTCCCTTTGGCAGTTTACAAACGCTTTTAAACTCTGTTTCAAGATAAGCATTAATTGCTTCTGATGGATAATCTTCGATACCTTCTAATTGAGAACCAAACACGATTACATTATTAGTACTGAATAATATCTTATTTCCGGATACCTGAACTGTAATCTTTTCTTCATCCATCAAAGCCAATAATTCCATAAGCTCTGCAGGCAATAATACCTTATCTGGGAACACTTTAATATCAGTACTGCATACTTTGAATGTATCTGTTGTAAGTACCTTGTCATCGAAATAATATCCAGTTAGACAAGGTATTTCCATTGTTTGTGCGAGGGCCGCCTTGTTAGCATTTAATAATACTTTGACTGTGGATAGATTGATTTCTGATTTTTCAACCTTCGTATCAAATTTGTATTCCGGGAACTTAATTAATTGTCCTTCTTCGTCAAGAGGTAATTCAATACTATATGTACCATTACCTTTAACCTCTAAGCTGTTCTCTTTTAAAGTAAGTGTAATTGTTTCTGTAGTAATCTTGGACACCAATTTACTAAATATATCCGCCTGTACAACCACATAGAAGTCGTCGCCTTCAATATCCTTCTCCATTACCTTTAGAGTATTTGTAGCATCTGTTGTAATGAGTGTAAGAACTCCTTTCTTTAATACTATGGCCATAAGTCCTGTGATGGGAATCATCTTATTATTAGATGCTCCTTTAATAGCCTTTGAAACCATTTCTTGCAACTTCAGTGTTTTGAGTTTAAGTTTCATTTGATTTGACCCTCCTTACTTAATTTTGAATTTGTTTATTATCATAAGTGTAAAACGTTTTTGACTTACCTACTGGTTTTCCATTCTCATACTTTGAAACAGCATAAACAACTTTATATGTTATTGGTAGGATTACAATTTCATATCCCGTTTTGATTAATACCTGCATAATCAGCATTACTACTAAATTATTTATTGGCATTTGCCCTAAGAAAGCTATTGGTAGGAAAATTAAACTATCTATTACTTCTCCCGCAAAACTTGATATGATAGCTCTCCATCCGAAGCCCTTATGGTCTATTGGATGCTTCTCTTTCATTCTCTTAAACACTCTATCGTTAATGAAGTCTCCAATCACAAATGCTAACAGTGATGCAAATAAGATTCTTGGGGTGCTTCCCAATACTGTTTGGAAAGCTTCTTGATGAGTCCAAAACGAAGGTGCTGGGGTTACAATAACTAAACTGAATACACTTACCATAAATAGGTTTGCTGCAAATCCCATATAACAAGTTAATCGACTCCATCTATATCCATATACCTCAGAGAATACATCTGATAAGATATAAGTTATAGGAAAGATAAATACGGCTCCAGTCATTACAATGCCAAATGGTAATAATACCTGTTTTGATGCTATTATGTTACTGATTAATAAACTAACCACAAATAATAGTGTTAGAACTAATTGTAAAAAACTGATATTTTTGATATTAGATAATTTTTTCATTCTACTTTATCCTCCTAATTAATAAATTTCTTTGGACTGCTCTTGGTATTCTTTAAACAATACCAAACAATCTTGTCTATTTTTTTCTTTGATTTCCAAGATTGTTTCATCTTGAAGTCCATCTTGGATAAAGTGATAAATGAAATCATCCCTGAATCCAATCTCTTCTGCATCACTTGGTCTGCAGCCATAATAAACTGTTTTAATATTAGCCCATATGATAGCTGATAAACACATTGGACAAGGATAGCCGGTTGCATAGATAACACATCCAGTTAAATCATGAGTTCCTTTTACTTTGCAGGCTTCTCTAATTGCATTCATTTCTGCATGAGCTGTTGGGTCATGGTCTCCTAATACTGAATTAGATGCTACTGATAAGATTGTTCCATCTTTATCAATTACGGCTGCACCGAATGGGCCACCTAAGTTTTGGTTCATTGTTTCTCTTGCTCTTTTAATTGCTAATTCCATTACATTCATCTTATTCTCTCCTTCTCTTTAATTTTTATTATTGTATTTTATTCGGTAACAATGATATTTTAAGGAGGTATTGGTTTTTTCATATAGGTGTTTCCTACCTTTCTTCATATTTTATTTATATAAAGAGGCTTTTTATCGCCTCATATATTATATAGAACTTTCTACTCTTTTATAAAGCTGGATCAGAAATATTATTTAATTTAAAAGCTATGGCCCTATCAATACAGGTTGCACATGTCCCGCAAGGGGTCTCCCCACCTTCGTAACAGCTCCAAGTTAATTCGTAAGGAGTTCCAAGCTCTAATCCTTCTCTAACTACTTCAGCCTTTGATAGATTAACTAATGGAGCTCTTAAACTTACCTTTTCATAGGTTCCAATATTAATAGCTTGTCCAATAGCCTGTGTAAACTCCTCGCTACAATCAGCATAGGCTCTTCCAGCTGAATCATCGGCATGGGCTCCTAAATAAATATCCACCATATCATGAGGATAAATAGAAACTGCCAAGGATGCCACTGCGGATAGCATTAATCCATTTCTAAATGGAACATAAGTGCTAACCATTCCTTCTCCATCTTTCGCTATCTGCTCGGCATAACTTTCATGTACTATCTCTTCTGTACTCTGAGATAACAGTGGACAGTTGCTATATTTGAATATTGCGGATAAATCTAATTCATAATGCTTTACTCCATAATATTCGGCTATCTTCTTAGCGCATTCTAATTCCTTGCTATGTTTCTGTCCATAGAAAACAGATACAGTTGAAACATTCTCAATTCCTAACTCGTCTATTGCTATTGAAATGCAAGTGGTAGAATCTACTCCACCACTGCTTAAAACAAGGGCTTTTTTACTCATAATAATTTTCCTCCTAAATTTTCTAAAATAGGGATAATCTCTTCGGCCCTGGGATATACTTAATATTAGAAGCCTTTTCAGATAAATATCTTAGATGATACCTCAGCCTTGCTTTATAATCAGCTTGTAATTCGTCTAAGGTAAAACCATACTTACTAATTGTCTTTTCAAAGGCGTCTTGATGACTTGGAGATAAATGGGAATAATGCTCAGGCAAGCGTTTCGCTTTTTCGCTAATAGCTATAATTCCAACATCGGTAGTTATATTTCCATTTGCTCCCGTCATTATCCAGCTTGTACTATCAGCGCTGGTTATTGGGTAAGCCTCAAGTAAACTAAATGATGTCATTCCAAATGCATGTACCTTAACTTTGGGATTACTTGATTTCATAATGATACTAAAACAACTATCCAAGAATGATTTCTTCGTTGGCATTGGTTTTCCTACCATACCTCCAAGGGCTATGTAAGGAATTGGTTGTCCATTATCATCTCTCCATTCAAGAGCTTGTTCTAAATAACGATAAGGTTCTCCGACGTGGAAAGTATATAAAAGACCTTCGGGCTTTTTCATTCTTGGTCTCATATATAAATAGTTTTCCCAAGTAGCCGCCGCTGCTTCCTCAACCTGTTCGGGAGTATGCCCTTTAATAATATCTCCAGGGATAACATCTATCTGCCCATATAATTCAATATACTCTGAATAGCTGTTAATGAAGCTGATATATTCTTCAACATCTATTGGCTTTTGTTTTGTCCAAGCTGTAAACGCTCCACTATCGATAAATAATTTTTTATTAACTGGTTTATTTTCCAATAGTTCAAGGAACTTAGAAAACTTCTGTCTTACATAAAAGTAACTCATTAAAATATTTCCTGGTTCATCAAATACTATATCCGTAAATGCTTCTGAACCTGCAAAGTATAAATCCAATACATCTACCTCCTCTCTGACTTATTATATAGAATTATTAATCTAATTGTAAAGGTTCGCCATACCATCTCTCGGTAATCTCTACATCACATTTACTTGGTACGGATAAATCTTTTGCTGCGTCTATCATTAATTGAGAGAATCTTTCTGCTACTTCCTTAGCATTCTCTTTTGGACATTCTCCTATTAATTCATCATGTACTGGTAATAATAATCTAAATCCTAATTCTTTTAACTTCTTATCATTACCGATTAAAATCATAGCAAGCTTTGTTTGGTCGGCTGCTGAGCCTTGAATTCTACTATTTACACATTGACGAGTTGCTTCTGCTATATATCCACCATTGTCCTTTATTAGAATTCCTTCAGCCTTGGCCTTAGCTTTAATAGCTTCTTTCTCTTTTCTACTGTAGGTTCTATTTAATACGTTGATATATCTTTGCTTTGTAGCCTCATCTACTTCCAATGGGCCATCATCAAATTCATCTTCATCGTCAAATAATGGGTCAAAGTCTTTTGGGACTCCTCCGATATAACTGAATTCATATGGTTCGAGTTGCATGTTTGGTAATCTTCTTTTTCTTCCCCAAACAGTTGTTACAAAGCCATAATCTCTTGCCATTGCTTCACTTTCTTCCATAAACCTTTTAAGTCCAGGGAAAGAAACCATAACTTTGTCATAAATTTCTTGCGCCTTTTTCTTAGTAACCCCTAAGTCTTCGGCAATAGCTGCTACACCCTTACCATAACAAACCCCGAGTACAATTGCCTTTGCGGCTTGACGCCTTTCCTTACCTTCGGGATTCCTTGTTCCATCTTCCCTAAATTCTTTACATTCATCATATGGCATATTATATGCGATGGAAGCAATTTCTACATAAAGGTCTTTCCCTTGCTTGTAGGCATTTATCATCTTTTCATCTTTAGACATATGAGCTGTTAATCTTGGCTCTTGGGCTGAATAGTCACTTGATAATAATACATATCCCTCACTTGCCCTAAACATTTGTCTTATCTCATCGTTATGGGATGGAATATTCTGCATATTAGGGTCAGATGAACTAAATCTTCCGGTATCTGCTCCTATCTGATTAAAGCTTGCGTGTATCCTTCCTGTTTTAGGATTTACAATGGTTGGCATTTTATCAATATAGGTACTTAATAATTTAGCTATTCCTCGATATTCTAATATAGCCTTTGCCACTGGGTGGTCAATCTTGGTTAAGACTTCTTCTCCGGTTCCTCTTGGTTTTTCTTTATCCACAGGCTTAATTTTAAGCACATCATATAACATTATTGCTATCTGAGTTGGGCTTGATATATTTACTGGATATTGTAATTTATTAGCAGCGCCTTTCTTCTCTCTATAATTATCTAAGGCTTCGCCAAATTTGTCGCATTCTTTATAGAATTTATCTTCTGCTTCTTTCAATTTAGCATTATACTTTTTGGATAACCTTTCTGCAAATTCAAAGTCGAATGCAATTCCAGTATCCTCCATCTCAGCTACTATATTTATCAATGGCATTTCTATATGATTAAATACAAAAGCAGGGCCAGTTAAATCTCTTTCAATACAAATTGGGTCATTCTCTGTTAGAAATGGTTTTTGAAATTGATATAACTCATAAGTAATTTCTGCATCCCTTGCTGCATATAAATATGCGGTATTGACTGGGATATGGGTAAATGGGATACCCTTGAATAAACTATCAAATGTAAATGCATCTCCTTCACCTTTTAAACAATATTTCTTATGAAGGGCTTTTAAGTTGTTTTCAGGCTCATTCTCATTTAATAATCTTGCTGCTATATATCCATCCCAATGAGGTATTAATTCAACTCCAAGTTGATTTTTAATTACTCTAATATCAAATTTAGCATTAAACATAATTACCTTAATTTTACTATCCACTATTCTTTGCATCTGCTTGGTTGCAAATTCATCTGATACCTGATTATCTATTTCAATTCCAGTTACATAGCTTACATGATGAAGTGGAATGTACACTGCTTTATTTCCAGTTGTATAAAGACATAATCCAGCAAGCGTACAAGTTATAGGGTCTAAGCTATTAGTTTCCGTATCAATTGAAATAACTCCCTGCTCAATGCAATCATCTATATATTTTTCAAATTCATCTTCTTCTCTAATAATATCATATCTATCAGCATACTTACCAAGGTTTTTATTTACCATTGCACTAATAGTTGATATTCGCTCCAATAACCCGCCTCCACCTTTAATTGAAATCCCCGCATTGGCTTTAGCTGCTCTTGAAGCTTTCTTAGCTAATAAAGAATCTCCCGCTCTGGTTGCCCTCGGCGGGAGATTGAATAATCCGCTCATTAAAACTTATCCTGATTTCCTACTGGAGTTCTACGTCTACCTGCGGGGCGGGAAGTAGGCGCTTTATCTTCTGTCTGAGCAGATGCTGGGATTCTTCTTCTACCTACAGGAGCTTCATTTGCGGGCTCTCTTTTTGAAGTTGAATTTCTTCTATCATTTCTTGGATTTCTTTCTGGCGGAGCTTGTTCTTCAACATCTTCTTCAAAGTATCCATTATCTAAGAAAAACTCCAATTCTTCATAGGATTTATCAAGAATAAGTGTTCCTAATAATTCCGGTACTTCTGGTAGGTCTTCTAATGTTACATCATCTGTATCCAATGCATATGTTTCATAAGTAGTTTTAGTATCTCCCTTTTTACCATTTCTTTCAATTTCAAACGGAGTGGATACTAAAGGGCTATATCTTGCACAAAGACTGGATAGTTTACTAAAGAATGTTTTTCCTCTATCCCAAATCTTAACTTCTTCAGATTCTACATCGTATAGGATTACGAATAATCTTGCAAGAACCTTGAACTTGGCCGCACATAAAGGACAATCATCCAATGGTTGGTTATATTCTCTTAAACAGTTAACATAACGCTTCTTACCATCTACTTCAATTTCATGTACTGCATAACCTTCAACATCATCAATTGTATTATACATAAATCTTACAGTTGCTACATCTTTGTCATTCTTCAAGGAGAAGAATCCTCCACCACCTTGACCTCCGTAATTCTCAACTTCGTTAATATTAAATCTTGCCATAATTTGTTTCCCCTTTCGTTTTTAAAGTTTTTGTATTAGTCAGCCTATCGGCTTGAACTCTGTGTAAATTAAATGATTTCCTAAATAACCAAATTGATATTCTTTGCATTAGCTTTCTTATCATCTGTCGAAATCCCTCCTATGATTATTATATAGAATTTTTCTTAGAATTCTAAAGCTAATGGCATTAATTTTTCTCTTAACTTCTTTCTCATATTACTTAGGGTCATGACGCTAACCCCCATCATCTTAGATATTTCGGAATTGCTCCACCCATTTAAGATTAAACTGCAATATTGAAGTTCTTTCTCAGTTAATTTATATTGGGTTAGTGTATCCATAATTTCATCGTCCTCGCAAGTAGCCGCTACTAAATCAAATCCATTTTCCACCATAACCTCATAACTATCTGAAAAGAATAAAGCCTTTCTCTTTTGAGTATTAAGTGCTTCTGTCTCCTCCCTAAATTTATTCATTAAGGCCATTGTAAAGTATGTACTGAAATTAGCTTGGCCACTTTTATAGGTCTGTAAGCATATGTCTAATTTCTCTAAGGAGAAGCTTACAATGTCCTCATTAGTAAGTCCATAATACTTGGTCGAAATATTGATAATAAGTTTGTATGTCTTTTCAAATGCCAAAGCCAAGAGAGAGGGGTTTAGACTCTCTCTGTAGGCCTCAGCTATCTGCTCCAAGCTCATATCACGAGTATCCTCAATTATTAGTGTTGAAAGCATATTAAGTGTTCTTAACATTTGTTTTCCCCCTTTAAAGTTTTCAGTTGGTTGAGTTTTCCAAGTTACTATTTAGATGCTTTTCCAGCTTGCTTATTCTTCTGGAATTCTAAGGAAGCGTCTAATAGTTTTGTTATCTTCTCTTTGTTTTCTTTAGTCTCTTCATCAAAATGAACTCTTGCATCAAACATATGATTCGTTTTCTTAAACGGTGTTAAATCCTGAACTGCCTTTGAACGCATCCATAAGGTAATACCATTTTTGTTAAAAGTAAAGGCCATATACATTTTACCATCTACTTTTAAACTTCTAAAGCTTGGTACAGTAGCTTCAAATACTTCTGTTCCTCTTTCTATAGCTAATTGTTCAATAAAAGCTTTTAATGGATGGTCTCCTGAAATACGCTCACGTTTTTTCTTTGGCTTTTTTTCCTTCTTCGGTTCTGGTGTATCCTCAAATTCTGTAAAATCAATTTGAGCTGGTTCTTCATCAGTAACGTCAATTACATTAACTTCCTCGGCAGGTTCTTCTACTGGTTCTTCGGTAGTTTCTTCCTGAGTAGTTTCAGTAACTACTTCTTCTGATTGAGGTTGCTCTTGCACTTCTTCGTCTTCCATAAGTTTCCACCAACGTTTTAATGTTGCAGGGCTAATTGCTTTCTCTTCACCAGATTCCAGCTTAATAATAACTTGCTTACCATTCTCGCTTACCAACTCCGCTACTTGACCGTTTCTTACTGACTTAAATTTTTTCATTGTAATACCTCCATAAAGTTTTTTTAGTTTGCAAAGGTTCTCACATTGCTATTATTTCCTTGCTTAATAATATTATATAACATATTGATTTAAAAATCAACAACTATTTAAAACAATTCTTGAAGATTTTCAAACTCCTCTTTTTCTAAATCATTAATGTCCTTTCCTTCAGGTACAATATAAGAAGTAACTAATTTACTCCCATTTAAAGCTTTCTTTAATCTTGCAGTGGCTCGTTGACCTGCAGCATCTGGGTCAAGTGCAGTTATTATCTTCCTACATCCAAGTTTTCTAAGCTGCTCATATTGATATTCAGTTCCTAATCCTAATAGAGCTACAGCTGGTTTTCCATAGACGTAACAAGTTAAAGCGTTTAGTATTGATTCACATATTATAACTTCCTTTGCACCTTTAGGTAATTCATATAATCCATAAATTGGTTTATTAACTCCTTCCGGATAATGGAAGAATTTAATGTCAACACTTCTTCTTGCTATAAATAAGGTATTACCATTTATGTCTCTTACCGGGAATGTTAAACATCTTAATACACTTTTGACTTTTCCAAACTTATCTTTCAATTCAAAATGATTGTCATATCCCACATCAAATTGTTCTATCACTTCATCCGTTAATCGCCTTTTATACATATAAGGATGATAATATCTGTATGAATCCAATTCCTCTTCTGTAATATAGTTGTTGGTTATTTTATTATTACCCCTTTGCAGGTCAAGTATTATATCTTTTCTATTTTCTATAGAAATTGTTAAGAAGTTCTTTATTAGCCATTCTCTTCCAAATACACCATCATCGTCTTTTCCAAAGCAATGACTTATCATCTGCTCCAAAGTAGCGGTATACCCGCAAGTAAAACAGTGAACTGTTCCTGCGGGCACCCCTTCTTTATTTACCGTTGATATACCACATGACGGTTTTCTTTCCTGACCTCCAGCATGAATTGGACAATTAAATTGTATATTTCTTGGCCCTGGTTTAAATTCTGCAAATCGCTGAATACCATTTAAAGCCAACTGTGTTTTGAGTTCATTTAGAACTTCCAGCTCTCCCGCTAATATTGGATTTTTATTTACATAAAACATTAAAACACATCCGTTCCATCATTGAAAGAATTTTTAATTTTATCAGCTTTCTTTTGTCTCTTTTCCGGCTTAACTGCATCTTCATTGGATGGGATATAATTGAATTGTCCTTTATCAATATCCCAATAGTAAATCAGTTTTCCACCATTTATACCATCTCTATGTTTCTTAATACCAAATTCAAGTCCTGCTCCGGTTTGCCTTAACGCTATTACTTTAGTAGCATTTTGGGCAATACCATCGCTATCCCTAATATTTTCAAGTTCTGGTGTTCCTTCGCTATCTGCATCTTTTACCCCGCCTCTATTTGATTGGACAACTACTAATATAGGTATTCCAAGTTCAATACTTAAAGCCATTAAATCCTCACTGATATTAGTCAAGGAAATTGTTTTATTATCTCCTTTTTTGTATCTTTCATCTGTAAGGTAGGTAATACCGTCAATTCCTAATATATCTAATTTATTAGTTTGACAAAAATGCTTTAGCTTAGTCACTGTTACCTTCTTTTCAAAATCCAACGGAGTTGCTACAATAAATGGATTCTCTTTTGTTTTTAAGTCATTAATGTACTGTTCATAATCTGGTTCCTCTTTACCCCAAACTAAATTCCTATTTGAGAAATTCTTTAATAAGGTATCAAATCTGTAACCTATTTTTGTTGGACTCATCTCAGGGCTTATATATCCTACTCTATTTCCTATTTGCCAAGCATGAGTTAAAGTCTTTGCCAATACCCATGATTTACCTTGGCCTGTTCTTGCAAATAAAACAACAAGCTCTTCACCTTTTGCCCATCCATTCAAGATGTCGTCAAGTTCTTCAAATCCGGTAGTTATATACCAAGGATTTTTTGCATTCATCTTTTCTAAATAAGTTTGGTATCTCTCATCGGCTTGTTTTATAATATCTGTACCTTCGCTGCTAGTAGCTATTTTTAAATTAGGTAACTGAGAATGTAAATATTCCACTGCATCATTAGCATTAGTCTTTAGTAGCTCGGCCACTTTCTGTACAACTTCAACTGATTTATAATATAAATGCTCCTCATATAAAGTATCCAAGAGATATTTATCTGTCTCCGCAACCTCTATAAGATTAAAGTCATTAAACTTATCCAGAAATGTTGCTTTATCAGGTACTTTACCATATTTGTTAAAATGATTCATTATGAAATTAAATTCAGGTTCATAGCCAACAAAGTATTCTTCCGTAAGAGCATTCTTAGTAATTAATTGGATATCTCCGGTCTGTATTACTTTATTTAATATTTGCAATGTAATCATCTGATACCCCTCCTATCTGCTCCTACAAATTTAACAAGAGTGCTATCATTCCAAACCCTACTTGCAAGTCTATTACCAAGAGCCTCTTGCAATTCATCTTGATGTAAATTTCCTGTGTAAATATTGGATAGCTGATTTAGCTTTCTTTGGTCAATGTATGTAAGTAGGTTAGCATGGTCGAAATCTCCAAGTTTTGTTGCAGCTATATCATCCCATATAACCAAATCCACTGTCATAAGCCTACTTTTTAATGTTTCAAAATCTTCATCCTTCCGACTTATTCCCTCTTTAATTTTTGTAAGGAATGTTGGAACATGAATAAAGATTCCTCGACATCTAAATCCATTACCTGCCCATACACCATCGAAGTATTTTTGCATTAATTTTATTGCCCAAGTTGTTTTACCATTACCAAAGTTATGACTATAAATATAAACACTTTCTCCATTTTCCACAAATGCTATTATATCATTCTTGATTTCTTTTAGAGTTAGAAAGGCTTGGACATCTTCTTTAGATGGAGTTAATAAAACGCTATATTGCTTATTCCTTGGTATACCACTGTTTTGCATTAGGAAGTCCATTTCCATATACCTTATACAACTTGCATTGCATTCTGGACTTCCATATTTTCCACATGCTGATGTATACCAACATTTGTTTTTATCAAATATATATTTATACGCCATTAGTTCACCTCATTATTTATATGATTCTCCATAATGGCAATTGTTTTATTATATCCATCCCGTCTACGGGATATCATTAAAATAAATTCTTTGATATCCCTTTCATCTTCTGCCAACCAATATCCTCCTCCATCTGCTTCCTTTGAACATATTGGATAGGTCATTCGCAGTTCGGATATAATTTGTTTTAAATGTCTAAATGATAACCCAGTGAAATTCATAAGCTTTTTGCTTGTTATTGCATCTTCTCTTTTTTTAGGTATTAAGTTTAGTACCTGTTCTTGTATATCAGTTTTCATTTACTAAATCCCCCTTTAAGCTTGTTACCTATTATATAGAAATTATTCTGTTTTTATAAACTAATTACAGACAGAATAGGAACAATTTCTGCAAGTAACACAGCCACCTTCTACAGCAAGAGGTTCCCCACATTCAGGGCATTCAATCGTATGGATTTTATATTTTGTATCTGGTTCTATCTTAATTTCTGGTTCATTAGTTGCAGCATCTTCTTCCATATGATTAATAAGCATTTTGCCATCTTTTACAGCTTTTTCAAGTGTTCGTGCTATTGCATAGGGACAACTTGAGCCAGGGCTTACATTCTTACCTCTTGCTTTAGCTGCAGCATAGGATGGACAAACATCAACACTCTTTAATTGGTCAATAATACTTTCAATAGAAATCCCTCCACGTAGAGAATGAGATATTAATCTTGATACAGCCTCTTGATTACTCCTGCAGGTTCCACTACTTCCTTTATTTGTAAAAGTCTGAATGATATTTCCATCTTTATCCCAATTAACTGTTAAATAAGCATTTCCACATCCAGTAACTATCTTATATGTTTTACCAACACACTCTTCCGGAGCTTTGATGATTTCTCCTCTTTTTAGTTCTGAAGTAGCTTCTTCTTTATTGGTAGTAAGTATTCCAGTTCTAAAACAATTATCTCTAAATAATGTTATACCTTTCAGTCCATACTTCCAAGCTTGTACATATAGGTCAGCCACCTGCTCAACAGTAAAGCTTTCAGGAACATTTATAGTAGAACTAATAGAAGCATCAATATACTTTTGCCAAACTCCTTGGGTCTTAATTCTATCTATATAAGATATAGTTGTAGTAGTATTAAAATAATCTGGTAATTGGGATTCGTCTTTAAGATCGAATCTATCCATGAACTCTTTAACAATTGGAGTGAATACTTTATAGTATTTATCTTCACCATGTAAAGATTCCGTCTTTCTTGTATAAGAAATTGAATACATTGGTTCCAATGCTGTACTCACTCCTAACATTGTAGCTATTGAACCAGTCGGTGGTACTGTTAGGATTTGACTATTTGCTAATCCCTTTTCTTCAATTAACATTAGGGTTTCTTTAGAAGCATTGGTTTGTAAGAATTTACTTTGCATTACAGCTGATTTATTATATTTAGGATATACCCCATAAACATCTGTCAACTTTGCGGATTCTTGCAAAGCTGTATTAATTAATACCTCTCCTATTTCATTTGCTAAATCTAAGGATTTCTGATTACCATATTTAATTCCCATTTTGATTAATGCATCATGCCAACCAAAACACCCTAAGCCAATTTGTCTAAGTTCATTTACACATTTTTGCTGTTGTTTTAATGGGTGCAATGGTAATCCTTCATGTAGTACTTCGTTAAGAGCTCTTACTGCAATAGATACAGTTTGTTTAAATTCCTCTAAATTAAACTTTGCTTCATTAGTAAATGGATTATTGACAAATTCAGATAAGTTAATGCTTCCAAGCAAACAACTACCATAAGCAGGAAGTGGTTCTTCCGCACATGGATTTACTCCTGCATATTCAATAGAATCATCTTCACTAAATAAGTTCCAGCTCTTAATTCTATCCCAATAAAGTATTCCGGGTTCAGCCATGTTCCAATTGCTTTTAGCAATTAGATTTAGAATTTCTCTTGCTTTAACAACCTTAACTATTTCTTCTCCTGTGGTATCCCTTACATATTTTAATTCATAATCTTCATCATTTAAAACTGCTTTCATAAAATCATCTTTAATTCTAATTGAGATATTTGCCTTTGTTACCTTATCTGGATTATTTTTAACATCTATAAAATCCAATAAATCAGGATGGTCGCAAGATATGGAAATCATTGCAGCCCCTCTTCTTCCATTTTGACCTATCAATTCTGTTGTTAAAGAATATAAATCCATAAAGGATACGCTTCCGGATGTTTCTCTTGCTGCATTATTTATCTTTGCTCCCTTTGGGGCAAGATTAGAAATATCTATTCCAACTCCTCCACCATAGGAGAATGTTCTTGCCATCTCAGCTGCACAGGTAAATATTGATTCAAGATTATCTTCCGGTGGAGCCAATACATAACAATTACTGTATGTAATCTTTTTACCTAATTTATGAAGTCCTCTATTTGCTAATATTCTTCCACCAAAGATGAATTTCTTTTGTTTAATTATTTCAGCCAATTCTTTATTTCCGCCTGATACCCTTTCAAACCACTCTTCTAATGTCTCGTTCTCATATCTATATTTTTTATTCCAAATATCTTGAGATAATTCTTGTGGTAACCATTCATTTAACTCCATTTATCCATCCTCCTCTATTCTATTATCTTATCTTCACTCTTATAACATACTCGGCCACATAATTCCAATTTCTTTAACACTCCAACTGGAGTTATATTATCTAATATTTCAATGCTTGGCTTAATTATTTTCATTATTCATTCTCCTCTCGATGTAAACTTCTTTCTGCTTCAAAGCCGTTTGGATATCTTTTCATTAGCTTGTCCACATTCATCTGCATAATCTCTTCTATGGTATATCCTAAGCCCTCTGCCATAATTGCTATATACCAGCAAATATCTCCAAGTTCTTTTGCAAGATGTTCTTTCTTTAATTCATGTCCTTGGAATAGGTGTTTCTTAATATGGTCAGCTACCTCTCCACTTTCTCCAGTCAATCCAAGGGCTCCATTTAATACTAAATCTTTAGGCTCTAAAGTACTCGCTGTTCTTAATGCTGCTTTTTGATAATCATTTGCTCTCATTTTCATCCATCTCCATTTCTACTAATTCCATAATACAATAATTTGCTAAATCAAATAAGGTGTCCTTAATACTTTCATCTGATACCTTTTGAGTGGCTTCACTCTTTAAGGTCTTCAGGCGGCTAAACTTATCATAAATCCTAATTAGAATCGCGTTGTCGAATTCCTTTCTCATTTTAGCAAAGGAATCTCCATAGTCATGATTCTTTCTTTTATACAAGTCTGTCATACTTTGACAAATCTTGGCATGGATTTCTACTTTCTTATTTGTCATGCATTCTCCTCCTTTTAAATTTATGAGTATCTATTAATTATAATACATAATTAATCTTTAGAATTGTAATAAATTGCCATTTTCATCCTTAGCTAAATTTTCTTCAAATTCTTTCTTTTCTTCTTCTGTCATATTAACAACAGCTTCTACCTTTCTTCCGGATGTATTATCAAACTTTGGTTTACTAAAATTATTTTTCTTATCTTTCTCCCAAGCTGCAATGATTTGCATATATCCTCCAGCAATAGCATTGTTTATTTTTTCAACCGCTATTGAAGCACTCTCTCCTGCATAATCTCTCAAATCATCCAAAATGATTTTCCATTGATTTGGTTGAAGTCCTTTCTTTAATCTAAGATTGAAATATTCTAATAATTTCTCCCTAATACTTTCATTCTCAGTAAAAGCATTTATCATACCTCTCATAGTAACTATATCTTTAGCTTTTTTTGTTTTTTTGTCTAATTTAGGAATCAATGGTGATTGCGTATCATCTTTAGATGATTTATTAGTCTTTAGTTGATTTAAGTATTTAGTATTATTAGTATTTAATAGGACTTGGTTTTCCATATCTAGATTCTCCACATTTAGGTTTTCCACAAGTGGATTTTCTATAATTTGATAAGCATAGGAAGCCCATCTTCCTTTATCATCTTTTAACCTTTTCTGCACAATATAACCGTTATCTGTAAGCTCCTTTATAGCTGAGCGCAATGAGGTTTCCCCATCGGTAGCATGAGTTTGTAATTCATTTAGGTAGATTTTCCAATCTTCTGGTAAAGATAGAATATATGCAAATAATCCTTTTGCTTTCCAAGATAGCTTATCATCTCTTAGAAAGGTATTATTCATAACAGTATAATCTCGTTGTTTTGAATGTCTTATAAAATAAGTTTCCGCCATTTTATATCATTTCCCCCTATTTTAGAATATAAAAAGGCACAGCTACTTGAGTTCGCGGCTCGTTCACCATACCTTTTATTGATAATCAGTATTTACTTATGGTATCAGTACCGCGAATACTGATTACCTCTATATTATAAATGATAGACCAAAATCAATCAAGCATTATTTTCCTTGTTTTAGCATCGAAACAATATCCGATACTTGTTTATCCACTTGAGCATGAACTTCATCCCAAAGTAATTCTCTTTCTTTTTCAAAGTTAATACTTCCTTCATCCACTAAATCCACCGGAAACTCTCTTTTCTCTACAAATTCAAAGGTATAGAAAGTTTCATTTAGTTTAACACTAATACGGCTATGAGCTTCAATGGAAGTAGTAACAGCTTGACTCTGATATTCAGATTGCTGTTTTCTTTTAACTGCCATCTTAACCCTCTTTTCTCTTGAGCTTACTTACTCTTAAAGTTACAACTTCTTTCTTAGTTTGGCAATCCGCTAATGAAGCTGCATCCACTTTACCATTGTAAATAGCATTTTCAAGGGCGTCCATATCCACATATTCTTTCTTCTTAATCACTCCACGGATTTTCATTTCTTTTAATTTAGCAATTAGAGCTTCCTCAACGAAATCCTCCCTTACTGATACAGAGCAGCTTGCCTTAATATCATCTACTACAAATTCTCCCATCTCTGCTCCAAGCATGATAGATTTGATTTCCTTGTTATCCCTATCTACTAATTTTTTATATGAATCCATTTCTGACTTATTGGCTTCATAAACTGGAAGTAATTGGGATAGCTTTTCTTCCGGCGTTTTAACATCTTCGACCAATGAAATTTGTTTTCTTGCCATTATTTTATCCTCCTTAAATTTAGGTTCAAATATTATATAGAATATTTAATCATTTTGTAACTTGTTTTTAAGGGCTCTTTTTCCTCTTTCTCCCCAGAACTGAGCATTATAATCTCCCATAATACCAGCTCTACCTCTTGGAATCCATTTTTTGAATTTCATCAATTTAGGTAAATCAGCTTTATCCCAATAACGAGTACCTCTCTTTCCTTGCTGTGTATAAGCTGGTAACTCCAGTGTATCTTTTGGTTTTTTATACTGCGGGTTATTATACCACTTATACCAATTATTTAATGTAGGAACGGAAATATCCAGTTGCTGTGCTACCTTAGTTGCTGTTAACATATTATTCAAAGCTTATCACCTCCTCAATCTTTACAATCTTTCCTTCAAAGCCTAAATTTGATACATCCCCTAATTTTTTAGTCATAGGGTCAAGCTTATTAGTATCTACTATAAATTCAACAATATTTCCATTGATTGGAATATATTGATTATTAGCATCAGTATGTATGTCCATTTTTATATCTCCCACCATAGCATAAAATACAAAGCCATTATCTAAAGTTATTTTTAACTCTTTACCTACTTCAGTTGCATAGTAGGTTCCAACTGCTACTAAATATCTTCCATTGAATACCCTAAATCCTTTTTCATTTGTAGTGGCCAATTGCTGTAAGTGCCATTGCTTGGACGATTTATTAGTAATCTTTCTATAATCCATATAAG